ATGACCTGAACAACGCCAAGTTAAGCGCCGCCACGCTACCGGGCATGACCGGGGTCTTTGCATCATAGACAACCTTGATACGTGCAACGGCTTTGTCTGGAGCGGGTTGAGTCACCTGTTCTTTGCCTGAGCCGTACACCTCTGTGCAATGCACCAAGCGATCGTTGTGCTCCATCAGGAATTGGCCAATGGTGTCGAACACGTCAGACTTATTGTCGATGGCCGCCTGACGAGTCTGCTTAACGCGCTCAATCATGTACTCAATGGTTGCCTTGATGTCGAACGGGAACAAGCCCAGAGCCTGTCCAATGCGTCCCATGCCCCATGATGCAATGAGTAGCGTTCTGTAGAAGCGTTCCTGCGGCTCGAACAGAAAACCGAATTCTTTATTGAACGATGCCTCAGCCCACTTCCACACAGGTTCTGGGCCACCCTTGTCGAGCACCACTTGCACAAGCTCAGGGAATGCCCATCCGTTATTCTTCTCAAGCAAGGCAAAGAAGTCAGAGCCATTGCTAAGCCCGTCTTCACGTGTTGCGACAAACAAACGATCGTGTTGATGGAACTCTAAGCAACGCGCCTTCAACGGGTCATTGCCTGAACGCGCGTTTTCGAATTTGTTGTACAGCGAATAGTTAGATGACATGTGAGTTGGCCCGCACCATGTAGCAGGCTTACGCAACTCACGATCTTTTGTCATGGTAATTTTTTCACGGCCCGAGCTCAGCGTGTAAGCCATGTCTGCCATAGCCTCGTCGTCTGCTACCGTGACTTCATCGAGACAGCAAGGCAAGCTATTCAGCGTGCCACGTATCCCGTAGAAAGCATTTGCTGAGTCTTGTTTGTTCAGGAACAGTTCCTTCGGCTTACCAATCAAACTATTAACAGCAATGATTGACAGAGACTTACCAGTTGTTGTTTGGTCAGAGTAAACCGACACGATGGCTGTAGCATTACCCGCCGCTTGGCCAAGGATGCCAACGGTTCCAGTCAGCAGTGACGCACGAATGTTGTCAGTGCCGGGTAAGTTGAGCATGTCCATTGCACGAACAAACTCAGAGCGTTCACCATGCGGGCCAATGAGCTTAGCGTAGGTAGCGGCAGGGCCACGCAGACGTGTGTCTGTTGCACCAATGCTTGAGCCAAGTATTGTTTGGCCGCACATAAACGATCCATCCTCTTGCCAACCGAAGTTGATGAAGTCCAAACCTGTGGGCGCTTGTTGTTGCACCATAGATAAATAGTCCATTAAATAGCTCCGTACTTTTTCCTGTTGTCCTGCGTTCTTGATATAGATTTGTTGGTTCAATAAGAACCCTGAGAAGTCCTTGCCGATTGATGCAAGCACAACAATCTCGTGTTCGGTTTCCTTCCACCCAGTCATCGGGTATTTGGTCAACAACCTGAACGCAGACTTGCGACTCGCAGGGTCATGGTACACACCAGTGATGTGCATCTCATATGGGCTGACGTGGTCGAACTCAATGACCTCTTGCGCGACTTCATTGCCATTTGCATCGGTCGTCGTGATTTCAGTCTTGACCTCGCGCATGATGTTGTTGTTTTGAATCGCATAGCCCTTGGGTAGTGTGAACGTGAATTCTTCACCTGCCTCAGTGACGACCTCAATCTCAGTTACAACGGACAACTGCGCAGGGCTTGTAATGTTTCCACGGCTCGGGCATCCCTCGCAACCCTTCGCACAGAACTGCTCAAACTTCGCACATGTCGTAGGGCCAGTGCCCTTCCAACCATCAAGCTTGGCCATGCTTGCATCGAGATCAAAGTCAGGGTGCCTACCTGCAATCTTGATGACAGCTTCTTTGACATCTACGCAGTGTTTGGCCAGACCAAGCGAAGCACGCCATAAAGGCTCATCGACATTCCGACCAACAGCATCCAGTACGCCCCCAGATTCGACAAGCGCCTTGACCTGATTGCATCGGCTTGCGACTGCATCGAGGTTGACATCATTTGAGTTAAGCACTGCATCGAGTATTGATGACTTCCCACCCTTGCGTGACGCAGTTGCTTTCTTTGCGACAGGCCCTTTGTTAAACCAAGGCTTAAGGATCGTGAAGAGCGAAGCAGGATCGTAGTCTGGGCAGTCCGCAACACACTTGACTTCCTTCCATGGCTGTTGCTTCTTATGATGCGTGCCGACGGGGCGTAGAACCATTGATGGGTCATGAATCTTTGATGTGTCAATTACAACTCCCTGTTCTTCCAATGCAATGCGAAATGCAATGGAGGCTTTCTCCCAGTGTTCTTTGCTAACAGCTTGTGTCAGTGGCCAATACAAATGCACGCCGTTGCCGGATGAAATCACCATGGGGTCTGGCATACCAATAGCCGCAAGCGCAGGCATCATCGCCTTCATACCTTCAGCCTTCGTAGCGTAAGGCGTCTTACTGCCAATGTCCAAGTCGAGTGCTAAGGCTTTGAACCAAGTGGCTTGCACTTGTTTACGTTCGATCTTTTCACGACCATCCGGTCGAGTCACTCTGTTGTTTGCAAACGCACCAACAGAAAAATAAATTGTGGTCTCAGGTTCAGCATCCCACATTGAAATGTTGGCAACAGCTTCGTCGATATCTGAGAACGATCCGCGGTTCCAACCGAACCCTCTTGGGTTTTGGCCTGTGTGGTCAGGCTTGTGTGCCATGATGACGACTTCGTCACGTTGGGCAAATATACGAGTAAGAAAGTTTTTTGTGTCCAAGACATGCCCCTAGATGAAAAACCCCGGCGTTACCCGGGGAGCGATTTACGTTTTTATTTTATTACTCGTCGAACAAACTGTCGAGCTTTGCCGCTAATTCATCCGATGCTTTTACAGGAGCAACGACTGGCTTAGACGTTGATGGACGTTGAGAGACATTTGTAGACGTTGATTCATCTTCATATGCATCATCGACTTGTTGTACGGGTGCAACAGGTGCCGCAATACTTTGCTTCGCTGTTGGTGCTGCAATAGCAGGCCCTGCCGCTTGAGGAGCGAGCTGACGTGTAGCTACTTTAACAGAATCACTTGCCAACAAAGTGTCTACGCGAGAAATTGCTTTCTCAGGCACGTAACCTTTTTGTTTGAACGTGATCTTGGGGAAGCTAGCTTGATCGTCGAAGCCCAACTCAGTGATGACTTCTTCAGGGCCAATGCCGTAGTTGCCTAAGTCCTTGAAGTACTCACGCAAAGCTTTCATGCCGCTGACAGGCACAGTCAGGCTGTAGACCTTTGATGGATCAGCCGCGGCCACCACTGCCAAGTGACGTTGATCGGCACACATCTTTGACTTTGCACCAGAGGGCAGAATCTTAGAGCCAAGCACATTGTTCGGGCAGTCAGCGCAACCACTGTGAACGGGAGCCTCAACGCTAGCGTCAGGCTTGAGACCATCATTCGACCAACAATCTGGACGGACATTCTCTGCCGATGCATCGAACGCTTTAGCGTAGAACACCTTGGAGACCCTAGGGTTTGCACCTACGATGATGGTGTCCAGTGTGACGCCAACTGTGGTTTCAACACCGTCTTCGCTCAGGCGGTAACGCCCTGCACGAATGCTGATACGGGGAATACCACCGCCATTGTCACTGCCGACGATGGCAGAAGCAACTGTTGACTTAACGCCTGCTTGTTGACGGGCGGCGATGCGAGCTGCAATGTGTGCAGGTACTGTTTGAATGTTGCTCATGATTATTCCTTTGATTGAGCTTTACGTAGATTAAATACGCGGGTTGATGAGAAGTTGACACCGGGGGGTGGAGCACCATTGGCTTCAATGAAACTCTTAACTCCCAGTTTCGATGCGCGGGCTTCTACCATGTCCCACGAATCGTTTTCCTTGCAATACGCAAAGAACTCTTCACGCGACGCAACGGTCGCGGTATGGTGTGTCGACCAGTAGGCCGTACCAAAATTTGTCTTGACAGACTCGAGACCATCTTCCTGCGCTTTAGCAGTCATCCAGTTCTCTACAGCAACAAGCTTTTCCATAAGCTTGGCCTTAGCGGCTTTGTGCTCACGCTCGAGGGCGTCAATAGCACCGCGTACTTGCAGATATTTCTCTGCGGCTAATTCATAGTTCATAAATAGTCCTGTTCGCTTCGTAAACTTCTGCTTGGATTTCATCAGTACATTTATCATGTAAGTCAGTTACTCTTAAGATAAACAACTCGAACATCTCAAGTAAGGGTTCTAACTCTCTGTAAGAACCTTTATCGATACACGCTTTGGGCGTGTCACTAAAAGAAATGTTCATGTCGATTAATTCATTTAGCATTTCTTTCAGATCGCCGAGCTTGACATTCTCGTAGTCGTTGATTTGCAACATGATTGCACCGGTGTCTTCCAGTTCATCTTGGCCTTGTATATTTATAAAAACGTTTCCCATAAGTAAGTCCTAACTGTTTAACTAATCGTCACTGTTGATGCCTTGCACCAAATTCAAAAACTCCGCCAATGTGTT